GGGCAGGGGCAGGGTGAAGTCGTGAACAACGCGGAGTACGCCGCCTATCAGAACTTCGGCACACGGTTCATCGTGTGCCGTCCGTTCTTCTCTGACGCGATCGACGTAGCGCGCACGGAGTTCCCGAAGCGGTTCAAGGACCTGGAACGGGAACTGGCATGAGCGTGATCGCGCCGGAGACCAGAGCCGAACGATGGCTGTACCTGAACCTGACGGGGGACGCCACCATCGCCGGCATCGTCGGCACACGGGTCTACGCCGGACGCGCGCCGAAATCGGTGACGACGTACCCGATGATCGTGTTCTCGCCGCTAAGTTCGGGGATTGAGGTCTACGGCAACGAGGCGTTCGTGATCTGGACGAAGCTGACCTATCTGGTCAAGGCGATCACGCAGGGCAACAGCGTGACGGCGTTGCAAACGCTGGTGGATCAAGTCCATACGGTCCTGCACGCGCAACACGGGGCCACGAGTGACGCGCGGATCGACTACTGCAAGCGGGTGCGCCCGTTCCGGATGACGACGGAAGAAGGCGACGCGCTGTATCAGCATCTTGGCGGCGAGTACGAACTGGCGGTGGCAAAGGCATGACGCTGCATCTGACGGACATCCGCTGCCACAAGTGCGGGCGAAAACTTGCCGACGAAGTGTCGATGAAAGGTCAGGGGTTCGTCGTCTGGACGTGCCCACGGTGCAAGGAAGTCGTGAGACTGGAGGTTGGGCCCGCTCCCAAAGCGGCGACAACCGAATAGCAGTCGCTCCGTCCGGGTGTGTCCCATGACCTGACCGGATGGCGCGCCAAACCGTTAGCAGACGTGGCCGGTGCTCAGAGTAGCCGGTGCCCTTGTCGAAAGGGTATCTGGCATGTCCGAGCGAGCAGAAGTTTTCGAGATCACGCAGATCGGCCCCGAATCCACGCGGGGCACCGCCGTTCCGGCCACGCGCCGCCTGATCGGCACGTCGATCCGTCCCAGCATCCAAACCGAAGTGCAGACCTACCGCGCGAAAGGCGTGCGGGTTGGCTCGGTCGGCGTGCTGAACAAGGAATGGGTCGAAGCCGACATCGAGCAGGACCCGGCGCTGTACTCCGGTGAAACCACCTACCTCATCGGCGGATTGCTTGGTCCGCCGTCGATCAGTAATCCATCGTCCGGCGTCTACCTCGGTGAGTGGGACCCGCTCACGTTCACCGGCCTCAATCCCAAGACCTACACCGTCGAGTCCGGGTCATGGATTCGCGCGGGCGAGTTCCCGTACGGGCTCGTGACCGGGCTCGAGATGACCGGCACGCGGGATGGCGTGTCGTTGTCCGGCACGATGATCGGGCAGGAGTACAGCGACAACATCACCCTGACGGCGGGCACCGCGGAAGTGCAAACGTTGACTGCCTCGGGCACCGTGAGCGGCGGCACCTACACGCTGCAATTCATGGGCGAGACGACCTCATCGCTTGCCTACAACGCGAACACCGCCACGATTCAGGCGGCGCTCGACGCGCTTGTGAACGTCGCGTCCGGAGACATCACGGTCGGCGGCGGCACGCTGCCGGGCACGCCCGCCACGTTCACGTTCGGCGGGCAGTACGCCAGTGCCGACGTGCCGCTGATCGTCGTCAACGGCGCAAGCCTGACCGGTTCGACGCCCGCCTACACGATGACGCAGACCACGGCGGGCGCGGCCTTGACCGAGATCGCGATTCAGCCGATCAGCGGCAAGGACTGGGACTTCTACATTGACGATACCGGCGCTGGCGTCGGCACAACGAAGCTCACCCGCGTCTTTGAATGGTCCTGGGGCATCACCGGCATGTACGGGCCGGTGTGGCCGGGCAACACGTCCGAACCGTCCTGGGCCGCGCACGTCGATCTGGCGCCGGACACCTCGTTCAGCTTCACGGTGGAAGCCGATTCAACCGGCATGGCCGAGCTGGCCGATCTGCGGGCCGGGACCAAGCGGTTCGTGCGGATCAAATGCACCGGGCCGACGCTGGGCGCATCGACCTACCTGATGCAATTCGACTTCTGTGTCCACCTGACCGGGATCAGCGAGTTCAAGGACCAGGATGGCGTCTACGCCGTCACGTACGAGGGCGAGATTCAGTACGACAAGACGTGGGGCAAGTGGATCAGTTGGGATCTGCGCAACGAAACCAGCGCGATTAGCTAACAGGAGGAACGCACCGCAATGCCGTTTGAACTGTCTGACCTTATCACCAAGCGCGTGCGCACCGTCGCCATTCCGGTGACGGCAGACGAAACGTTTGCGGTGCGCTACTCCCCGGACGCGATGACGCCGGACGTGTGGGCCAATCTACAAGGCTGGGTGAAGGCGAACGCGGATCAGGACGCGGACCCGTTCGCCGTCGCCACCTACGTGATCGTGCCGCTCGTCAAAGGGTGGGACCTGACGGTCGAGGGGCAGCCGTACCCGGTCACAATTGAAAACGTGGTCGGGCTCGGCCTGCCGCTGGTGGCGGCGATCGCCGGGGCGTTGATGACGGACTTCAACCGGGGGCGGGACATGAGCGGCCCAAAAGAGCCATCCGGCGTGCCCTCGTCAAGCCCAACCATCCCGGCGCCCGATTCCCCGATTGGTACGTCGCCATGAGGGCCACGCGGTACGCGGGCGTGGACTTCTGCCGGGCGCACGGACTGACCTGGGGGCCGATCGTGGAAGCGTGGGCATTGGCCGCTGAGAGCGCGGAACACGAGGCCGAAGACGAATTGACGAAGCGCGCACAGGCAAAGGCGGGCCGGTAAATGGAAGTCGCCAACCTCGTCGCCAAGTTCAGCGCAGAGGGCGAGCAGTCCGTCATGCGGGCGCTCGGCAACGTTGACCGAGGCATCACGAATGTCGCGGACAACAGCGTGCGCGCGGGGCGTGGGTTGGGGACCGTGTTCCAGGTGGCCGGCGGCTTCCTTGGCGCGCAGCTCGTCAACTTCGGATTCAACGCGGCGAAGGGCCTGGTCGATATGCAGGCGAACGCGGAGCAAGCCCGCATCAGCCTGGAAGTCGTGACCGGATCGGCGGAACGCGCCAACGAGTTGTTCGGCAACCTGCAAGAGTTCGCGGCGCAGACGCCGTTCGCCTTCCCCGAACTGATGGACTCCGCGATTGCGCTGGAAGCGTTCGGGCTCAACGCTGAGGACTGGCTGACCACGATTGGCGATACCGCCAGCGCGATGGGCAAAAGCGTCGATCAGGTCACGCAGGCCGTGCTCGATGCCACGACGGGCGAGTACGAACGGCTGAAAGAACTCGGTATCAAGGCGCGGGTCGAAGGCGACAAGCTCGTTTTCAGTTACATGAAGAACGGGCAAGAGATCACGCAAACGGTCGATAAGAACAACCGAGAAGTCATCGCCAGCACGGTTCAGGGCATCTGGAACGAGAAGTATGCCGGGGCGATGGAAAAGCAGAGCAAGACGTTCGCCGGGCAGATGTCCACGCTGAAGGACAACATCGCCCTGACGATGCAGAACGCGACGGCGAGCGTGTTCCAGTTCGCCACACGCGGGCTCGCGTTCGTGAACGACGTGTTCGCCAACGGCTTTGTGGCAACGATTGAGGACCGCTTCGGGCCGGGCGCGGCGGCGTTCGTCGGGCACATCGGCACGATGGCGCAGGGCGTGATTGACGCCTTTGGCGAGGGGACGCCGGTCGCTGAGATCGTCGATCGGCTGCCGGAGTCATGGCGTCCGGTCGGAGACGCGGTGTTCCGCGCCGCCGATGCGTTCGGGCAACTCGTCACGAACATCTCGCAGGGCGATTGGTCGGGCGTTGTCAACGACCTCGAACAATTGGGCAACGCGGCGGTGCGACTGGCGGGCGCGCTCGGGCAGAAGATCATCCCCGCGATCCAACAGTTCTTCGATACCAACCGCTTCAGCGGGTTCACGGCAGCCATCCGGATCGACGCCTTCCAGCCGGTCGTTGACGCGATGGCGCGCGGTGACATTGAAGCGGCCATTGAAGCGCTGTGGGAAGCCGATCCGATTCAGGTGACGCCGGAAATCCAGCTCAACATCCGGCAGGCGGTCCAAAACTGGGTCGCCGGGTTCGGCATTAGCGGCGGCGGTGGCGGCGGCGGCGGCGATGACTTCGGCATCGGTGACGCCATCGAATCAGCATTCTCGTCGGCAGGCATTGCCGGACGGCTCACGCAATGGGCAACGGAGAAGGTTGCGCCGGATCTTGGCCGGGCGGGCGTGGCCATCGTCGAAGGCGTCATCGCTGGCGTTGAGCAACGGACCGGCCTGATCGACTTCACCGCCACGCTCAGCGTTGCCGGGTCGCAGCTCGTGACCGGCTTGCAGACCGGCGCGTCTGAGGTGTGGGCATCGGTAGACGAGTGGATCAACAGCCGGGACGAAGCCGCAGTTGCAGCGATTGGCGACCTGTCCACGACGCTGGAAACCGCAGGAACGCAACTGATCGAAGGACTTGAAACGGCTGCCGGTGACGCATGGGCGTTCGTGGCTGATTGGCTTGGCGGGCTCGGTGATGAGGCGGCGTCCTGGGTTGGCGACCTGTCCGGCTATCTGGTGACGGCGGGCGCGTCGCTGATTCAGGGGCTCGTGAACGGCATTAGCAGCCGGTTGCCAGATTTGCGCGGCGTCGTGGGGGAAGCCATCGGCATCATTGACAGCATCATCGGCGTAATCAATCCGGGGTCGCCGTCGCGCACCTTCCTGCCGGTTGGCGAATCGGTCACCTGGGCGCTTGCCGAGGGCATGCAGTCGCGTATGCGCGATCTGCGCAACGTCGTGGGAGACGTGAACAGCGCCATCGGCTTCGCGGGCAACGCGCCCAAACTCGGCATGCCTGCCGGGCGGGGAATGGCGACGGCTGGCGCGGGCACCGTCGTGATCGACAACCGTGGGGCGTACATCGGGCGCGGCGCTGAGTCTGAGTTACGGCGGCTGATCGAATCGACTGGCGCCAACCTCATCGACCGCCGCGTGAACGCGAACGCGCTTGCAGGAGCCCGACGATGACGGCGGGAATCAATGCCAGCGCCACGCAGTTCATCACGCCGCGCCAATCGCTCAACGGCTCGATGCCGAGCGCAAAGACCAGCATAAACGTGAACCCTGCCCATGCTCCGGCAACGACCTTGCCGTCCATGCTCCCCTCCCGAGGTGAACAATGACCTATCCCGGTGCGCTTATCGCAATCGGCGGATTATCGCTGTCCAGCCTGACCGGCGTGCAAGGCACGGTCACCGCGGCAAGCGACGATCCCCGGCTCGAAGCGGACTACATCCAGCGGGCCGATGCCGCGCCGGTCTACGTCACGTCCACCGTCGCGCCGCTGAACCTCGTGGTGCAACTGACGAATATCCAGTCCTACGCCGACCGTCGCACGATCCTCCGGGCGCTCCGCTATCCGCAGACCGATCAAACGCTCACGCTGCGGGCGTATGTGGGTGACCCGACCAGCACGACGCAGGCGGTGATTGATGTCACGGTCGCCGCGATCAACGCGCAACCGGGCAGCATCACCGTTGACTGTACGGCGCCGGGCGGGCTGTGGCACTCCTACACCGCAACCACGATCGGGCCGTACGACTTCAAGAGCGACGGCGCGTTCGCCATTACGTCAAGCGGTGAGGCCGTCACGTACGCCACCTATAAGGTGGGCTGGGCGACGCAGCGAACGACGCAGACCAGCACGGTCGGGTGGAAGTACCGGCGGCAAGTCACGATCACGAACAACACGGACCGAGACTGGGTGAACCGCCCGGTCTGTCTCGACCTGGGCGATACCGCAGCGTGGGTGACGGCGGCAAAGGCGCAGAGCGACGGCGACGATGTACGGATCCGCCTCAGCTATGACGGAGGCAACGGCAAGGAACTGTACCGCACGCTCGTGAACTTCAATACCAAGCGGACGTTCGCCTGGACGTGCGTGTCGATCAAGTCCGGCAAGAGTCTGACGGTTGATGTCGTATACGGCAACAGCGCCGCAACCGCGCCGCGCAACTTCAGTACGCGCACGGGGACGCGCGCAACGTACATCGCGTTCGACCTCGAAGGCGACAGCGGCACAGCCACGGCAGGCAGTTCGTCCACGCTGACCAACTCCGGCGAATCGTGGGAGACGAACCGCTGGCGCGGCGGGTACATCCAACTGACGGGCGGCACGGGCAGCGGGCAGCGGCGGCGAATCGCCAGCAACACCGGAACCGTCATTACCGTCACGCGGAATTTCAGCACGTCGCCGGACAACACGACCACGTACTGCATCTGGCGTTCCGGGCTGGCGGTGGATGGCGGGCGCTCGACCGGAACCGGCACAACGACCACGCTGGATGATTCGTCGCAGGCGTGGGGCACGAATCAATGGGCGGGCGGCGAACTGTGGAACATCACGCAGGGCACCGGGCCGTTCACGATCGCCAGCAACACGGCCACACAGATTGTCACCTCGGACACCATGGTCGCTCCGGCGCTGAACGACAGCTATTACATCGAACGGTACGGCGTCCACACCTACGCGGTCGATCCCGCAGTCTACGACCCGGCGCACCTTGATCTGTGGCGGCGCAACACCTATTACACGAAGCCCAGCAACATCAAGTTCGGGAATCAGACGCCGGGCGGGTGGATGCCGACGCTCTACCTCGACAACGGCGACGACTTCGCGCAAAGCCGGGTGTTCGACATCGGATCCGGCGGCGGGCACGCGGAGAACTGGCGCGGCACGCTCCGAGCGCGGCGGGCACGGTCGCAGGACAACACGTATCCGGAGGAAGGGCAGGCGGATGGCGTTTCGGTGTACGCACCGGAAGGCTATCAGGCGATGTATTACGACTTCCAGATCAAGAACGAATCCGGCGTCGGCAAGTTCGTGGTCAGCGTCCTGGACCCCGGCGGGGAAGAGTGGCGCGACGTGCGGACCTACAGCACGACGCAAGCAACACTGACCGCGGTATCCGCCGCGTGGCGTGATCTGTCCAGCGATGACAACCCGACACGCATTTACATGGGCGTGCTTCCGGCGGATGGCGTCGCGATCCCCACCAGCGTGGCGATCACGGAAGAGATCGAAGCGCGCACCAACGAACGGCTTGAACTGTATCTGGACGTTGACGGCATCGGCGGGCTCACGAACTCAAGTCTCGCGGTCGGCAGCGAAACCGAAATCTACGACCTGCAAGTCACGCTCCGGCTGGGCGGTGGTGACGAGGTGAGCCTGACGCCGCCGTACGATCTGTTGCGGGTTGGCGGCACGAATCACCACATCCATCTGGCGAGCGGGCAGCGGCTGTGGATCACGACCGATCCGGAGACGTTGCGCCCGTTCGCGGGGGTCTACAACTCGTCTGACGAACTGGTCTACGCCTGCCCGTGGGCGGTGCGGGCGTACCGCTACGAGGCCGACAGCGAAGGCACATCGACGGCCCTGGTGGCGCGCCAGATCATGCCGATTGCGCCGGTGACGGACCTCATCACCAACGGCTCGTTTCCGTCCGGCATCACCGGCTGGACGCTGACCGAGCCGACCGGGAACGTGGATTGGTCGCACGAAACCACGGAGTTTTTCGACAGCTCCGGATCGCTGCAAGCGGACCTGACGACGGGCAACGATGTCGGGCGGGCCGTCTCGACGGCGTTCAGCACCGTGCCGGGCGAGACGTACACCATCACGCTCGCTTGCAAGACAGACGGCGTGAGCATCGACGAACTGAGTTACGTCGGGCTCAAACCTTACATCGTGGACGACGGCGGCGCAGGAGCGGCCACGCCGCTGATTGACGGCATCGGCTACATCCTGAATACCGTGGACATCGGCGGCACAACGGACTGGCAGGTGTTCGGCTACGAGTTCACCGCCACGGACGATTCCTACGCGCTCCGGATCGACGTGGTGAATACGCTCACGTCCGCTTGCACGGTCTACCTCGATCAGATCACCGGGGGCGTTCCGGGCGTGTTCGTGAGCGAAACGGCGATGGGCGAGCTGACCGTCGAAACCGAGCACTATGACAGGTGGCTGGCCTGATGAGCACGTCCGGACTTTCGACGATCACGCTTGCGTACCGGGGCTGGGGAGACGCCAAGAGCATCGGCGTGGCGAGCGTGTCGGCATCATGGGGCGTGTCGGAGATTGGGCGATTCTCCGGCATCCTGACGGCGAACCAGGCGCGCTTACTCGGCTTCACATCGCTGTTGGGCTTGTGGGTGCTGTGGGAGCATCCGACACTCGGGCGCTGGGGCGGCGTGATCGAAGACCTGAACGTCGATCTGTTCCGGGGGACCGTCGAACTGGCGGGCGCGTCGTTCGCCACGAACCTGCGGAAGAAGCGCACGAGCCGCAGCCAGCGGGTGAGCAGCGCGCCAGCGGGGTCGCTGTGGTTGCGCGCCGTGGCTGATGTCCAGAACGACCAGGATCTCGACATCGACGAGGCGAACGCCGATGAGGGCGGGAACCTGCTCACCTGGGAATGGCGCGGCGACGATCTGTTTCAGGTGACGGACGCCTTAGCCAGGACCGCGAACCACGAATATGACGTGTACCTTGACGATAACTTGCGGGTGATTGCCGAGTTCCGGGAGCGGGTCGGAGAGGACAAGACGGGCAGCGTGCTCCTGATCGAAGGGCGCGACGTGCTGGACGGCACGATTGCCGAAAGCACGTACGACCTGATCAACGACATTCTGGCCGTCTCCGGTGACGACGAATGGGCGGCGGCGGATCATGCCGTCGTCACCGATCCGGACAGCATCGACACCTACGGGCGACAGCAAGGCACATCCGCCTACGACTACGCCACGCGGCGGGCGTCCCTGATCCCACGGGCGCAAGAGGAGTTAGTCACGCTGGCAGAACCAGCACGCCCGGCAACGGTGCGCGTGGCGGCGACGAACCCGCAACTGTCGCTGTTCGGCATCGGGGATACGGTCGGGCTGTGGTCAGCGACGGCGAATCAGCGGTACGACTTCCGGGTGCTGTCGCGAGCGATTGCGGCGGACGAGGGTGTGGTCACCCTCTCCGGCGACTGCACGGTGGCGGAATGAACGGGCGGGTGACGCGCGTCCAGCGCAGTGTCGATCCGGTGCAGGATGTCGAGCAGCACATCGAGCGGCGGCGCGGCGTGGTCGGTCAGCACGAGATTACGCGCCGGATTGAAAGCGTGCGGCGGCAGGCGCCAGTCGATCCGATCCGGCTGGCGCGGACGTACTCGTTCTTCCGGGCGAACATCGGCGCAAGCGGTAACGCCGCGTACCTCATGCGCGTGGCCGTGCCGTCGTCTGACAGCGCGTGGGCGATGACGAACTTAGCAGTTCGGATGCCGGCGGCTGGGCGAATCGTCGGCGGCGATCTGTGGAGCTCAGAAGCGCGCACGGGCGGCACGGCGACGTTGCGCGTGCGCGTGACGCAAGGCGGCACGGCCACGGATTACGACTTTCCCGATTGCGTGCTGAACGCGACGTACACGCAGACCAACAGCGTGGCGTTGTGGAACGGCGCGCCATCGTTCGCGGCGGGCGCAACGATCGAGGCGCGCGTCGTGACGGCGAGCACCTGGGCACCAACGACCGCGGATGTTGGGGTGTTGGTGGCCGTCGTGTTTGACTTGGCATGATCGAGGGCTTCGGCCCGTACAGAGCGAGCGAGCCCTAGAACGGAGCGCAGGGTGTGTGACTGGAAACGAACGGGGCCTGCTGGAAGTGTTCCTGGAACGGCAGGACGAGGCGATTGCTCGCCTGGACCTCCGGTTGAGCGCGCTTGAATCCAAGCAGATCGCGGATCAGGTGAGCAACAACACCCGCTTTGTCGCGCTCGAAGCGAACCTGGAACGGATCGCGCACCGGCTGGAAGAGTTTAGCGGCACGATGGGCAGGATGGACAGCGCCGCCGACTTCATCGAAGCCGTCGCCAACAACTGGAAGCGCATCGTCGGCGGGTTCACGGTGCTGCTCTTGCTCGTCGAGTTCGTGACCCGCGCACTGGTCCTGTGGCCGTTACGGTAGGGAAAAGATGGGCATAACACAGCCATATTCGCAGCGTTGCGTATGCCCATGTTAGTGCTATGATGAAACAGAACGGCCCCGATGCGATCACACCGGAGCCGTCCCTACCATCCGTCCTGTCGTCACCAGGAGGCGGCATGTCAGAGTCTACCGCATCGTATGAATCGTTCCTCGCGTCGAAGGTGCCAATCGTGCCGAGTTCCGGTATCGACGTGTCACCCGATGACATTCACCCATCACTGTTCCCGTTTCAGCGCGACTTGGTTCGGTGGTCGCTCCGTAAAGGGCGATCCGCGATCTTTGCAACCACCGGCATGGGCAAAACGCGCATGCAGGTCGAATGGGGGCGATTGACGGGCGGGCGCGTCCTGTTCGTCGCGCCGCTCGCCGTCGCGCAACAGACCGTACGAGAGGCGGCAACGATGGGCGTGGATATCGTCTACGCCCGCACGATGGCCGACGCCGGACCGCTCACGATCACGAACTACGAGATGGTCGAGAAGTTCGACGCGGCGGCGTTCGATGCCGTCGTGCTGGACGAATCGAGCATCCTGAAAGCACACGACGGAAAGACGCGCACACGACTGATTGAACAGTTCAGCCGGACACCGTACCGGCTCTGTTGTACCGCGACGCCCGCGCCGAACGACACGGCGGAGCTGGCGAATCATGCCGAGTTTCTTGGCATCCTCAGTCGCGTCGAAATGCTCGCGATGTTCTTCGTCCATGACGATGCGGGCTGGCGACTGAAGGGCCACGCTCGCGAGCCGTTCTACCGCTGGCTGGCATCGTGGGGCATGTCGCTGCAGCGCCCGTCCGACCTCGGCTATGACGACGGCGCGTATCAACTCCCGCAACTGTCGATTGAGCCGGTGATCCTGCCGAGCGAGTACGTGCCACCGGGGCAACTGTTCGCAACGTCCCTGAAAGGCATCACCGACCGATCAAACGTGCGCAAGAGCACGATCAAAGAGCGGACGGAGCGAGCGGCGGAACTCGTCAACGCGGACCCGTCCGAGCCGTGGATTGTCTGGTGCGGGCTGAACGATGAAGCCGACGAAATGGCGCGGCTGATTCCCGATGGCGTCAACGTCGAAGGCAGCATGAGCGCCGACGCGAAAGCCGATGCGCTGTGGCGGTTCGCAAACGGCGAGATGCGCGTGCTGATCACGAAGCCGAGCATCGCCGGGTTCGGGATGAACTTCCAGCACTGTGCCCGCATGGCGTTCGTGGGCATGGGCGATTCCTACGAACAGTATTTTCAGGCAATCCGTCGGTGCTGGCGATTCGGGCAGGAACGCCCGGTGCGCGCCCATATCGTGCTGACCGAGCCGGAAGAGCCGATTTATCACAACGTCTTGCGCAAAGAGCGGGAAGCGACGGCGATGGCTGAGGAATTGGTCAAGCACGTTGCGGCATTCGAGCGGGCCGAAATCGGCCACGCGCAACAGACAACCCCGTACAACCCGACCGTGCCGATGGTGCTCCCGCGATGGATTGAGGTGGCAGCGTGAACGTGCTTGACCAGTACATCACCGACGACGTGGCTTGGTACAACGGCGACAGCGCGGAGGTGTTGCGGGCGATCCCGACCAACAGCATCCACCTTTCGGTCTACTCGCCGCCGTTCTCGAGCCTCTACGTCTACAGCCCGTCCGAGCGCGACTTGGGCAATTCCAGCGAGACGGCGTTCTTCGACCACTACCGCTACATAATCGACCAGGTGTTGCGGGTGACGATGCCGGGGCGCGTGACGGCGGTGCATGTCGCAGACACCCCGGCGATGCTGGCGCGGGATGGATACATCGGGCTCAAAGATTTCTCGGGCGACGTGATCCGCGCCTACATCGCGGCGGGGTGGATCTTCGACGCCCGCATCCCGATCGACAAGAACCAGCAGGCGCAATCCATCCGCACGCACTCCAAGGCGCTCACGATGAGCCAGTTGGAGCGGGATCGGACATGGAACCGCCCGGCGCTCCCTGACTACATCCTGAAGTTTCGCAAGCCCGGCGAGAACACGATCCCCGTCGTCAATGGCGACGTGAGCCGCGATCTGTGGATTGAGTACGCGAACCCGACATGGCCGGGGCATGACGGCGACCGGGCGGCGGACGCCGGGGCGTTCGCGACGTGGTACGGCATCCGGGAGACGGAGACGCTGAACGTCGTTGAGGCGCGGTCTGAGGAAGACGAGCGCCACATCTGCCCGCTGCAACTCGGCACGATTGAGCGGTGCGTGAGGTTGTGGAGCAACAAGGGCGAGACGGTTCTCACGCCGTTCGGCGGCATCGCGTCCGAGTGCTACCAGGCGCTCCGGTTGGGGCGAAAAGCCATCGGGATTGAACTGAAGCCGACGTATTGGAACGTGGGCGTTCGCAACCTCAAACGGGCGGAATCGGCCAATGCGGAACTGCCGCTCTTCGCCGGCATGGCCGCAGACTAGGAGGAAACGTGATCGACTGGGCACGCGCCGCGGACGAATACGGCAAGGTGAGCGACGAAATCACGGACGCGGCGTACGAGGGCCGGTGGCTCGACTGGGAGCGATGGCGGGATCTGCTCGCCACGATCCCGCATCCGGGGTGGCTTCGGACGGAGCCGTGGACAGACTCCGACCGGACGCGGGTGACGATGCGGCTGAGGCGGGCGGCGTGATTACGGCGGACAGCCCGTGGCGACGGCTCGGCAACGTGACGCCGGAGTTCTGGCGCGCACGGCTCGTATCGCTGCAATCCCCGATCGCCGCCGAATGGCAGAGCGCCTACGACGCTGCGTATCCGCATACCGCGCTGGCGCTCGCCATGATGGAAGTGGAGTCGCGCTACTTCACTCGGTTCAACGCCAACGTGCCGGCGAACAAGAACCCGCTGAACTTGCGGCCACCGACCGGCGTTGGCTATCTCGCGTTCGACAGCCTGACCGATGGCATCCGGGCGTGGCGTGATCGCATCACGGACCCGCAGTACAAGGGCGGCGTCTACGACAAAACCGTGTCGATCCTGGAGCTCGTCGAGCGATTCGCCCCGGCGAACGACAACAACGATCCGTCAGCGTACGCGGCCATCGTGGCGGCGCGCGTGACGGCGTGGCTGAGCACAGAGAGCGGCGCACCTGAGCGCAACGACGGAGGCAATGCACAGATGATCACCGCCGAACCCTGTCCGATCGAAACGTACGTCGCGTGGTCCGGGCCGAACCGTCCGGGGCTGGCGATGCCGTCGCCGTCGAAGATCGTCATTCACGAGGTCGGCAACCAATCGCCCGGCGCCGACGAGGACATGCACCGCCGGTTCGTCCTGGCGGGCGGCGGGGTGAATCAAGTCTCGTTCCATTTCGTCGTCGGGCCGGACAAGATCGTGCAACTGCTGTACCTCGATGAGAACGCCTGGCACGCGAGCGACGGCTACTTCGGCGACGGCAACCGGGACGGCTGGGGCATCGAGCATATCCAGATCGGGGACTTCAGCAAGACGCTGGCGCATGGCGCGTGGCTCTGTTCGGAGCTGGCGCGCAATCCGCGGCGGTTCGCGATCAAGAACCCGGCGGCGTTCGTTCAGGACATCAACCCAGAGAACGTCGACGAGGCGATGGTCCAGCACAACTGGGAAGCGCCGGACGGCAAGAACTGCCCGCAGTTCATCCGCACGCGTGGACTGTGGCCGTCCTACGTCGAAGCGGTGCGCGTGGCGGTGCGCGGGCCGAAGCCGCCGCCCGCGCCGTTCCCGATCACGTGGGAGCCGGGCGACGTCGGGCCGGTCGACATCAGCGACACGAAGGCGCTGGCGATGCTGGCGGAAGTGACCGCTAAGCGCACCGTCCCGCTGCGGCAAGGCGCGGACAGCAAAAGCCCGAAGGTCGGCGAGTTGAAGCAGGGACAGCGGGCGCGGATGGTCGGCACGCTGAAGAACCGATCGGCCTGGTATTTCGTGGAGGTACCGGGCAAGCCGGGCACGTTTGGCCGGGCGCTGCGCTCGGCGTTCTGGGAGCGGTACCCGACGCTTTGAACGTGTAAGCGTTACTTACAAGTTCCGGAGGTTTGACATGCTGGAAGATGAGTTCAAGCGGCGGGCGCCGGACGCCATCCGCCGCGCCGTCCGGACGTTCGTGCAAGCCGCCGTCGCCATCATCGTGCTCCAGGCCGGGGCGCTGGCGCTGGACGCGGAAGATGGCGTGATCGACGTCGATCTGTGGCGGCGCGTCATCATCACCGCCGTCGTCTCGGGCGTCATCGCGGTCTTCACCTGGGCGCAGAACGCGCTGGAAGAGAAGACGGGCAAGGCGCTCCTGAAGTGATCGAACGCCTCCAGTCGTTCCGCGCGGTCTGCGACGCCTGTCAATCCCGCTCGGAGGTCTACCACGCGGCGCAGCACGGGGCGCTGCCGCTGCCGTCCGGCTG